CATCTGTGCAGATTCTACAATCATTTTGACAACGTGTTTATCACACTGTTCTTGTGCCGCCAATACGGGGTCTTCATTTAATATAAAAATATTCATAATGTATATTATAACACACTTAGTTTAATTTGTCAACCATTTAATGCAGTAAATATATTTCTCAATAGTAGTAGTAGTCCCGCTCCATTTAGAATAATAAGTGCTCGATCTTGCCATAGAATTGATACCCATAGCCATAGTGTAATACCAATAACAGAGAATCCTAAGTCCCACATTTGCAGACCTTCAATTCCTCTTAGTGACATTGCACACAAAACGAATACTGATGCTATCCACTTAACATACCAATCTAAGGTATTTTTGGGTGTTGCTGATTTAAAAATTCGTTTAGAGTTTTCGATTTCTTCTTTAGTGAATTTACTCATAAGGTATATCGGCCCTGTAGACCAGGGCCGTAACCCTGTTAACCTCCTTGAACTGACGCCATATCTTCGATATATTTATTCAGGTATTCGATTTTTTTCTGCATTTTATATGCCAGAACATCTTTTCCTTTGCGTTTCAGTTTCTTCTGATAGTATATGGCCTCTTTTTGATCTTTTTTAAGGCGCTCAATCTGTACATGCATAGTGTTTCTCCATGGGTTAATTGATTTCTATCATTATAAAGGTTTGTCTATAGGCGATCCTCCGTGTTTATATTATATTATTTGCGAATTAAGTTAGGGAAAGCATCCGTTACTAATTTTTTTGTGATTCCCTTATACTTTAAATTTTTATCCTTTGCATCTATGAACAATTGTGCATCTTTTGGATGTATTGTTTCTATTAAACCAACAAAGATTGATTCTCTTTTAACTTGATTCATATTAGTTTTTGCGCCTTTAAAGAAATATTTAAACTGCCTAAATTTATGGTATAACGTAGAATAGTTATGGCCATCTGGCATATCGTCTTTCTTATAGGGTGGAGCACCTTTCGGTAATAGTGATACGATATCATCATCAAAGTTAATTCTGATAATATCTCTTAACGGCGCGGAATTATGCTTTTGTAGATAAGCGATCTTGGCCTGTTTTGTATTTAGTTTGGCGGCCTCTTCAAAGACCTCTGAAATTAATTTTCTACGCATTATAAAACTCCTCGACGCATTCAATCAGGTTGTTACATCTTTTTTTAATTAAATAGTTTAAAACTTTCATTTTCATTGGAAGTTTCTGGTTATCATAAGTATTTATAATTGTTTCTTGTATTGATTCTGGTATTTCAGCAAGATCAATAAGAGTTTTATTTCTTTGATAATTACGATATGCTTCTTCAGGCATTGCATCTTTTAGGTCATCACTTCTTTCTAACCAATCATCAATTCTTGTTTGTCTTAAAGGTGTTTGTTTAGTGCCTTCTGTTATAAGAGTATCATCCCTAGACAATATGTTTGGAATACCATCTCCAACATCACCTCTCATAATATGATTAAATAAGTATGTTCTAGGGTTCTTATCTGTAACAACTTTCTTTTGTATAGGAGAGAATTGTTTTACATTATTATATTTTTGTAACTGAATAAAATCTTTATCAGAAGATACAATCATTACTGGTTCACCTTGGCCAAATTCTTGGGTACGCATAGTAAGAGCACCAATAATATCATCAGCCTCACAACCTTCCATGTGTAATACTTTATATGGTAAGTTCTCTGTGATTTCTTCTCTAATCAATGTTATAATACGGAAGATTTCCGGCCAGTCCATGTGAGAAGTAGCTTCTCTACTTTTCTTTCTGTTTGCTTTATACTCTGGGAAGTATTCTCTTCGCCATGTATTCATACCATCAGCACAGATAACCATCTGACCAAATTCTTTTCGGTACTTCTTATTATACATACGAATACTATTAAGTATCATATGTCGTATCATGTTTTCATCATTCATTTGTTGCACTATAATATTAGAGAGTGCAATCTGGCTATAATCAAGTAAAATCATTATGTTCCTTTGTTTCTTGTATCTTAGTGAATAAAGTCTCTAAGTCTTTTTGCAAAAAGTGTGTAACACCACCATATCGCATAAACATAGAAGACAGTAAGTTTACTACTACAAACATATCACGCGATTCTGCAAATTCTGGATCCCTAAAATCAAGTTCTTTTAAGGTACTAGCCTCATCAGATTCAATATAGTCTTCCAATAACAGTAATGCGAACTGAGCAGTATCTACACATTCTTCTGTGAAGTTCTCGTACTCCCATTCCATTTCTTCCTCAATCTGTGCTTGTCTTCGCTCAGTTGGAAATTGTATGATATTGTTTTTCATAATAGGTATATTATACTACACTTTTTCATCAATGTAAACCCCTATTTTGCTAAATTTTTAACTGTCTGTCCACCAATTTTGCAGGAGATGATACCATTATAGTATTCTTCTGTTAAGAGTACATCCCTGTCGAATTGTTCCTTGGCTTCCATATATGCACAGTCACCCTTGGTCTTACATAAATGTAGAATTTCTCTTGTATATTCACCAGTTCCATGTTCTTCTATTTCTGCAACTAGATGTTTATTAGAACCCCAATAGGTTCTCCAATCAGATTCTACTTTAAGCTTCTTCCTTCGTTTTCTGGTCTTGGTTATTGGTAATGTCTTCTGACTCCAAAAGAATTTCTTTCCAACGTACTTCCTTTGGTCTTTCAGATTCGTTATTAGATAAACAAAACCGTACACGTCTTCGTGACTGAATTCCTCTGGCGGATGCCATTCTACTCCTTGATAGAGCCATGGTGGGTTATTCCTCGTATTCTTCGTCATAGTCTAAAGTTTCTACCTCGTCGTTTTCATAGTGCGAATTTGCATCTACTTCGGATGAGATACCACAATTTGGACAAAATCTATCATCTGAATCCCACTCGTCTTCTATACTTATAAAAGACCTTTTATAGCAGAATTCGCAATCGTGCACATACCAATGTGTCGGGGCAGTTCCGTAAGCCATTAATAACTCCTTATTTGTTAAACCTTTTGAAATTCTGACCACCCACCAATATTACTACCATCTATTTTAATTTGAGGAAATGTTCTGGCGTTAGGAAATTCACTTAAAACATCTTCGCGGGTAAAATCTTGGCCGAGTTTTAACACACTGTAAGATATATCACTTCTTTCTTGTATCATGGCCTGGGCTTTATATATTGCCATTTCGCATTGACTGCACTGGTCTTTACTCCATATTTCTATATTCAACTTACTACTCCATTAATTATCCAAAATGACAATAACATAAAACCAAATACAGCAATCTGTATTATTGAGGCCCAGAACACTTGTCGCATTGGATGTATTTCTGTTAATTTTTCTATCCACGATTCACTCGGTGATAGGTTTACTACTTGTAAAACTTTCTCTGGTTTTGTAAACCATGGCACATGTATCATAGGCTTAAACCAGATAATACGTTTTCATCAACGTCTTGTTTTACTCCACCAGTTATATATGAACTAATTTCAGTTTCTTGTGGCGCTACCTGTACGTTACCACCACCAATCCATTTTTCTGTCCATGGCAATGGGTTAGCTTGTGGTACTGTATAAGGACAAGGCAAACCAATTGCTCTCATTCTTTTACAACCGATCCATTCTATATAGTCAGATAATAATTTTGAATTTAAACCGATCATTGATCCATCTTTAAATAAAAACTCTGCCCATCGCTTCTCTTGTTCTATTACTTCTTTATATAATCTTACTGATTCTTCTTCACATTCTTTTGCAATCTTAACAAAATCTTTATCTTCTTTTTGGAGAAGTTTCAGCATAGTAGTGGTTGATGCAAGGTGGACATTTTCGTCTCGTGCAATAAATTTAATAATCTTTGCATTACCTTCCATTTTCTTTAATTCTGCGAAGGCCCATGAACAAGCGAATGATACATAGAATCTTACACCTTCGAGTGCATTAGCAGACATCATTGCCATCCAAATAGCTTTCTTGTGTTGCATCTTATTTGTTGGGCCGTTATTAGAGGTAACTAAATCATCATAGTATTCACTAATAGAATCAGCACAATTACTAATTTCTTTGATGTCCAGTATACCATCGAACACTTTACTAGGATCTGGATAGATATTACGAATAATATGTGTATAACTTTTAGAGTGAATGGTCTCAAAGAATGACCAAGTTTCGATCCAGTTCTCTACTTCAGGCAGTGATGCAATAGGTAGAAAGGCGAGATTAGGTGCTCGACCTTGTACACTATCAAGTAGTATTTGTCTTTTTAAATTGGATGTAAAAATGTGTTTTTCGTGATCAGTAAGAGCATCAAAGTCTTTCTTATCTTTTGAAATATCTACCTCTTCGGGTCTCCAAAAGAATCCAAGTTGTTTCTCTGTAATCTTATCTAATTGTGGGTATTTAAGCTCATCATATCTTTGAATATCAACCGCCTCATCTAAAAACATATTCTTCTCCATGTGCGATTTTTTATTCTTCTTCAATATTGCCATTACTAATTTTTCCTTTTTTTCTAAATCGTTTATTATAACCTTTCTTAATACTCTTTGTAACACCAGGGCTTGTTAAGTACTTATACCATTTTCTAGCCGGGGTGAGAGCATCCCATTCTGCCCCACCTTTTAGCGGGATTCTTTCTTTTTTATTCATATCACACAGCTCTCGCAATCTTCGTCTTCATAAACCTCAGATTCACCCTCATAGCTATGATGGGTTGCTTCATCAGTCATTTCTCCTGCACCATCATTTGTATTAAAGTAATAAAGCTGTTTTAATCCAAATTTGTAAGCAGTCACAGTATCCTTAATCATTTCTGACATGGGGATTTTATTATCCTCAAAATGAGCAGGATTGTATGAAGTATTAACCGATATACCTTGGTCAATATACTTCTGAAGAATAGCACAAATTTTAAGATAACCGTCTGGAGACTTTTGATCCCACAGCAAGTCATACTTGTTCTTTAAGTGGTGATATCCTGGCACTACTTGGGCCATGACACCATCCTTACTTTGTTTATATGATACTAAAGCTCTAGGAGGTTCAATACCATTTGTACTATTAGAAATCTGTGCAGATGTTTCCGCTGGCATTAATGCCATGAGGGTACTATTCCGAATCCCCGTGGATTTAAGTTGAGTTCTCAGCTCGTCCCACGGCATTCTTTCTTTATGCCCTATTAAATTATCTACTGCACTCTTATATGTATCAATAGGTAAAACTCCGCCACCATATTTTGTCTCATTATTTAAAGGTATTTTGCCTTTTTCTTCGGCTAGTTTAGCAGATGCCTTAATAAGATAGTAAGACCATGCTTCTGCATATTCATCTACTATATTAAATGCAGATTCGTCATATTTCATACCACGTTTGGCCAAGAAGTATGCAAGATTGATTATACCAATTCCAAGAGGTCTTCGGTTGAAAGTACCTTTTTTAGCGGCAGGGACTGGATACCCTTGATAATCAAGTAACTCGTCAAGAGACCTAACAGCAAGATCACAGTATTTTTCAAAATCTTTCGGTTCATTAATTAATCCCCAATTAATTGCGGACAAAGTACATAGAGAGATTTCACCTTCTTCATCATCCGGTGATTTTAGAGGTGTTGTAGGTAAGTCAATCTCACAACAGAGATTACTCATTCTAATAGGTGCTTGATCGGGCAAGAATGCTCCATGTTCATTTGCATGGTCTACATTCATCAGATAAATACGTCCAGTATCTTTTCTTTCTGTTAAGAACGAAGAAAATACTTCTACCGCTGGTAGCGACTTCTTACGGATAGATGTCTTACGTTCATACTTCTCGTATAGTTCTTTAAATCTATCTTGATCTGCAAAGAATGCATCATATAACCCTGGGACATCATTAGGATCAAAGAAGGTTATATTACCATTAGTTAATAATCGTTCATACATCAACTTATTAAACTGGAATGCATAGTCCATGTGACGGACTCTTGTTTCTTCAATACCTTTGTTATTCTTTAATACTACCAGGTCTTCAAATTCATAATGCCATACTGGTAGATATACTGTAGCGGCACCACCACGAACACCACCTTGTGAACACGATTTAACAGCAGATTGGAAGTATTTTAGAAATGGAATTAAACCTGTATGTACTACTGATCCATCACCAACTTTTGCACCTTCGGCTCGAATAGAACCAGCGCCGATACCAATACCAGCCTTTTTACTTATGTACTTGACAATAGAAGTAGCAGTAGAATTAATAGAGTCAAGGCTATCCCCAGATTCAATAAGTACGCAAGATGAAAACTGTCTCGTTGGTGTACGAACTCCAGCCATGATCGGCGTAGGTAGTGAAATATAGAATTGAGAAATTGCATCGTAATAATCCTTTACATATTTTAAACGGGTTTCTTTTGAATAATTTGAAAATAATGTAGCAGAAACCATCATGTATAACATTTGTGGTGTTTCATAATGGATTTTATTCTTTCGGTCTTGGACTAAATACTTACCTCTAAACTGTTCCATGCCAGTATAGGTAAAAGTATCGTCACGATCATGTTTGATATACTTATCCAATTCATTGATTTCATCTTCTGTATATACGGACAAGATTTCTTTATCGTAGACATTACGTGATATATTCTCTTTAATTAATTTAATTAAAGGCCATGGCTCATAATCACCATATACTTCTTTACGGAGTTTATAGTTAATTAACCTAGCTGCTACGAATTGGTAGTTTGGTGTAAATTCAGAGATTAGTTCTGCCGCAGATTTAATTAATAGCTCATGAATATCATAAGCAGGTATATTATTATATAACTGAATATTAGCTTTAAGTTCTATTTCTGATATTGATACCCCTGTGATACCATCTACTGCCCATTCAAGTACTCGGTGTACTTTCTCTAAGTCGAATTCCTGTTTAGTTCCATCACGTTTAGTGACATCTATTTTCATTATGTTAGTCCCATTCATTATTTTTCCGGTATTTAATAGTATATATTATAACACATTTTACTGTGTTTGTAAACAACTATTTCACTTTTTTTCTAGTTTTTCTATTCTTTCTATCAACTCGGGATATACTTCAAACTCGTGTAGTTCTTTACACGGATGACTATTCTTCTCTAGTTTGTCTAGCCGATCGGCTACTAGAGGGAATTGCTTTCTAAATTTGGCATCTTTCTTTGCCAACTCTAAATCGTACTTCTCAGCAAAATGTTGCATGAATCTATCTACTTGTTTTTGGAACCATATACCACCTGTTGTGCCTTGGAACCAATTATAGAATGATGATCCTATTACTGAACTAAGAATAGATTTTAATGATAGTATGAGTAGAAAATACATTTACTTTACCTTAGCTAATCTTTTTATAGCTTTAACGTAGTTGGGCATTCCATGGTCTACTACTCCATCAAAGAATTTAAATCTTTTCCAAGAGTTAAAGATACCATAAAACATATCTCCCCAAGTTGGTTTAACTTGTTTTTCTCCAAATCTATTAAAGTAAATCATTTCACCATGATGCCTGAATCCTAACCATGCAGGTGGTATTCTACATACGATATCATTATTATTCATAAATCTATAGTGATCACATTTAATATTCTTAATAAAATGTTTGCCCCCTACTCTAGGCGAACCGAATGTAAACAGTTCTTCGGGTGTATAGCGAGTGGCACTAATTGTAGCCATGGCAGCACCTAAACTATGACCAGTCATATAAACATCTTTTCTTAATTTTAATTGGTCATTGTGTTCCAGTTCTTTTACTATATCCATCCAAACATCATCAACTTCTTCTTGGAATCCGCCATGTACTTTACCACCAGCCTTGGCAGTATTCTTAACTACCTTAAGATCAGCCATAACATCATTTAACTTAGATGGTTCAGTACCTCTAAATGCAAACCATAAATCATTTCTATCTTTTGCGATTAATACTTCTGCACCATCTCTACTGATAATCTTACCTGACGCAAATCCTAATTTTTTACATGCAGTTTCTGCAGGTTTGGGGTTCATATATGCAATAGCGGAGAGTTTTGCTGCAATTTCTGCTCTTTCCATTACCGTTAATTCGTCTTTCATTCTAGTTGTTGCCATCTTGTTTCTCCACTTTAATTTCAACTGCTCCAGCATCTTGCTCACCTATAGTCACGTTCCTATAATATACTATTACCTCTCCTAACTGGTTAATATATCGTTTAATTTCTTGGGTATTATAAGACATTAATTCATAATCATCAACAGTCATTGCAACAAATACTATGTCACCACCGTGCTTCTTCTTAATATCATCTATAAATCTGTCGAGGTAAGTATATCCTTCGGGATATAAATCTTCTCTTCCCAATTTACAATTGGGTTCTTTAGTTTCTGGATCTTTTAAACAGTTTTCAATTATTTTAGTATCTGAAACTACATACCATTTTGGTTCTTTTAAATCTATTGCTCTTGGCATCACTGGCTGAACAATATCAATTTGAACTGGTTTAGTTATTATTTCAACTTCTCTTGGAGCCTGTTGTAACAGACTACAACCACTAATCGTTAAGAGAGCTAATACGCTGACTATCTGCTTCAATCGCATCGAATGCCTCCTTTGTTCTAGTGTTTGCTCTTGTCTCAATCATACCAGGTCGGGCACTAGCTAGTTTAGATAGATTATGGCGTCTGAATATATCCATATATTCGGCCATTTCCGCTTCATATGCTTGATTTCTGACTTGTAATCCTGTTAACTCTTTCGATGTTTTTGCAAGATTATTTTGAATGGCCTCGATTGTGGCCTTTTGTTCTTGGTCTCTTAGGTCTTGTGCAAGAATAACTTTGGTTTGTTCTTCCAACTTATTCTTCATAGGTACTACAGAGAAATTATAATACATGAAACCTGCTAGTCCCATCGCTCCAATAACACCCATCAATATTTTTGTCATAATCTAACCTATATAATTAACCGAACTTCTTAGCGAATGCCTTTAAATCTAGTGTTTCAAATCCACCGAATTCATCCATTACTTTATATCCTAACTTTCCTTTATTAACTACTGGTTTAGCACTGAATGTTTTCATTCCTTGCTTTAGTCCAGAAATTTCAGAACCGTAGATAGAAAGACCTTTAATTTTTGGTGGTCTAGCCTCGTCAAGTTCGACTGACTCTTCTTTGACAAATTGGCTTTTATCTAATTCAATACCACCAGATTTAACACCTTTTTGAATTACTGGGATACTAATTTTGCTTGCATCACCACGAGTTCCAATCTTAATTTTTCCAACAAATTTATTTTGTCTAGAAGGAACTTCTGTATCAGTAATAAGACCGCCTAATCTTTTAACAGCACTTCTGATTGCTTGAACGTGCAATTTAAAATCGCTTTTAATAGAAGCAGCTTCAGATGGTTTTGGATTACTTGGGGCGTTACCATCAATTTTAATTGTATGAACGTGTTGTAATGCTTCGTCAAGTAGTTCTTGTTCTTCTTTCATGGCTACAGATGCTTGATTTTCTTTAGAAGCATTTACTTGTTTAGCTGTATCTTTAGCCTTTTTTCTGGCCAACATTCTTTCTACGAATTTGCGGCCTTCCTTTGTTCTACCATCGTACACTGCTTTTTTCCTCTTTTTCTTTGAATGTTGGACGTCTGCTGGCATATCTACACCATCACCCGATACCGAGTTGGCTGCTGCATCTTCCCAAACATCTTTAAATTTTTTCATCTTTTTATGTCTCCACTACTTATATATAATTTCTGTTTAGTAGGAATATGTGTTACTTCGTATATCGCAATATCAAATATACTACCATACGGTTTACTATGTAAAGTACACTCTACTAGGTCACCCCGTCTTGCAATAATCTCGCCAGTATTCATACTAGCCATTTCATTAGTTAATTTATACCTACCTGGATTTAATACGTCATCTTTAATATAGAATACACTCTCGTTTAAAGATTCATCCAAATCATCTAAAACTTCTTCAAGTACATTTCTTATATCTTCTTCTGTTAAATCAGTATTCTCTTTAATTAAAAACAGTGCAGCTGCATAAGAACCTAACTTTGAAGAACCACCTGGCACTTTACCCAATAATCTTTTTAAATTAAATACTAATCTATGAAATACTGTATACTGAGCCTTTTCTTCTGATGTAGTTAATGTTCTTGCCTTCTTGAGGTTTTTGCCATCTTTATCAATAATACCTTGCTCATATGCACCTGTCTTATCCCAAGGCGTGACCAATAACTTTAGAAACCTAAAGGCGTAAAATAAATCAGCTGTACGTGTTACTACACTCATTAAATTTTCCTAAGTACATCCACAATATATGGATCTAATGGTACATCTATCTTTTCATCTACTGGTAAATAATTTAAAAATACCAGAAATGGTTTAATATAAGTCCAGTGTTCTTTCTCAATTTTATACCAAATCATTTTATTAGCAGGTTCAATACCAAATACATTATAGAGAACTATTATATGATTTAGTATAAGTCGAACTTGTAAATCTTCTGTTAATTCATAGCGTCTAAGGAGTCTTTTTAGATATTTAAATCTGGCTAAGTCCTCCTTAAATTCTTCTATGTCTATACATTCAGGATTGCTATAATTTTGGGCCGCATAGAGCTCAAAATTCTTCCTATTTAAAGTATCAAATATTTTCATCATATAGTTATTTATAATCGCTATTTTAGTTTAGTAGGACCATTAACCTTAGCTTTATATTTCTTAACTATACTTTGTACATTTCTATCTTTTAAGAATTTATCTAAAGATGCAACGTCACCATAAAACTCTAAAGATGCAGGAGCAGAATCACCACCATCAAAACTTGCTACATGCATATTTTTGATTTTACTTATAAGTTTATCCATCATAACCATTTCTTTTTGGTTAAATCCAAAGTCATCGTTAAATTTATTAGATGAATTACCTTTAACTACATGAATAAACATATATGCTTCATGGCCTTTACGATCACGATCTTTGTAGTTCTTAAGGCTTTTTACACTTTCAATGAGTTCTTTTCTTATTTCTTTAAAGTTTTTCATTAGTCTGTCTCGTTCTCCGCTTCGTAATTTGCATCTACGTAATCAAAAAATTCTTTCTTCTTATCACCTTTCAATTCTGCAGGTGAATCAACTCCAAACTTCTTTAAAGCCTTATCAAAGAATGCTTTATACTTAGCTTTCTTATCTTCTGCTTCATTCATTTTATGAGCTTCTTGAACTACCTCTTCACTTACTTCTTCATTGGCAAGTTGTAATGCAGCTTTGACTTCTGGATCATCAGAAAGACCTTTCTTCATCTTTTCAATTTTCTTAGCAGCACCGGTCATATTACCACCCATTTTCAGAGCAAGTTCTGTTGCTTTCTTAACTAAAGATTTTGGAAACTTAGACTTAGATTCTTCAACTTCTTCTTTATCGTCATCTTTTTCTTTGTAATCTTTAACCATATACTTCTTACCAGATACAACAAAGTCCTTGTCGCCGTTCTTACGAGCTTGTGCAAGGGCCATGGTAAACTCGTTACCTTCTTTCTCGGTCTTTTCCTTGTCGTCTTCGTCTTTTTTATAAGTCTCTTTCATGTTAGTAC